TATATATAAAAGGTTATATTTAAATAGAATATATTTCAATTCTATTTAAATATACCTATATTATTCAGTTTCTTTAATTACTTTACCTTTATCAATAGTATTATGTAATATCTCCTTAACTAATAACTTCCCAGCTTCAATAGCGGCCTCATCACTATCTTCTTTATATAATTCCTCCAATTTTTCAGTAACTTCTAATCTAAGAATTAATTCTTCCCGTTCTATTTCAGCTACCTGAGATATCTTATCCCCTTCCTTTAATATAACAGGAATACCTTTTCTAGATATATCTTCTGTATCTAGATGATGAAGTTCTTTATGTAATTTACCCTCTGGAATTATATTCTTCTCTCCTATTTTTCCACCATCTTTATATTTAAGAATATTTTTCTGGGATTCAGTGTATTTAATTCTAAAGGATTCTAAGAATTTAAATCCATCCTTTCCAAATCTAATATTATTTAATCCTCCAGATTGTTCTAATTGCAATCTATTAGTAAACATATCAGAAGAACTTATTGATCTTGCGGATCTATCTGATGCATCTGTTAAGATATCATCTATAGTATTTTGATATCCTTGAGCTTTATCCATTTTTTTATTAGCTTTTTTCCTGGCTTTATTAGAAAATAATCCATATTTTTTTCCAGATAGACCTCCAGCATCTGTAATGAATTTACCAGTTCCTGTATAAGAAGAGTTATTAGCAATATTTTGATCTACAGTAAATTTTCTAGATTTTTTTCCAAATGCGTTATTTATTAATCCTACAGCACCAAGATTAAAAAAGCTACTTCCTAAAATAGCATCAGCTGTAGTCATTTTATCTGTTCCAATTCCTAATTTTTCTAATCCATTTCCTACTAATTTACCTGCCTTCATTGCTATTCCTACACCTGGAATTGCAGTTCCTACAGTATTACTAATAACATCATATCCAGCATCAAGTCCTTTAGTTATATTTCCCTTCTTACCGGAATAATCCTTTCCAATTAAATTGGCTCCTATATCTAAAACAGATCCTATATTAGCAGAAGTACCTAACCCACTTAAAGCACTTGTAGTTAAGGTAGGAATAACCAATTTACTTAGAGCACTTATAGTTGAAGTAGGAGCAAAATTAGCTTTAATACTATCCCATAATCCAGGTCCTGTTTTAGATAAAGAAGCATTTTGCAATGCCATTTTATTTAATGTAAGAGGGCTGCTAGCACTAACAGATCCTATCAAAGGTCCTGTTGATGTAACTATTCCCCCATCATAAAACTTTTTCATTTTAGTTTATTTAACAAAAGCTTATTTCAAACATTGTTTGTAATGCGGTAATAATAACTCTCTTATCTCCTTTATATTTAACTCTAATCTTTATATATTTATCTCTGGGTCTAGTTTCTTCTATTTTTAATTTAATATTTCCCTTATTTCCTTTTTGATATTTAAAAGGTTCTAAAGTTACATTAACAAAATCTTCTTGATATCTAGTATTACCTTTAATAATACCACAAGTAGACATATCCTTAATAGGTTGAATTCTTCTTAAACTATACTCAGATAATCTATCATCATAGAATACAATAGCAGATTTTCCAGTAGATTTATTATTACAGTCTTTATTATCAATAAATTTTATATAATCATCTGCCTCAGATTCTTCAATTTCTCCCTTCTGTACTAAATAGGTATTTTCTTTTAAATCTGGGATGTTAGAGAAATCATACACATCTCCGATTACTTCAAATGAGACTAATTCTGGGAGGACGTTATTAGATATAATAAAGAGGTTTGTAAAGACTTTATGATATCCAACATTCTTATTTACAACAAACTCAAATTCAAATGGGTCATAAGAAAGAGGTACTCCTTTTGAATCTCGTTCTTTATACCATGAGGTTGGATAGATTTTTTCTTTATTATCAAATATTCCAGCTACTCCATGTCTCCAGAAATATGTAGGATTTTTCCAAGTCTCGGAAGATGTTCTTATATAAACTACTCCAGTATATGTACTACTAGCATCTACTTCTAATTCTTCCATATTTGATGTTATAGATTCGTTTCTCCCTCGCACTAATTCTGCTCGAATATTTAGAGTTACATACTTATTCCCTTCTAGGTATTTATTTCTAATAGTACTATTAGATGATCTTAATATCAACCATGTCTGTCTATTCGAAACTTTATTACCTATCTTATCTTCATGAGTATATAAATAAAAATCTTCGTTATCTGGATAAATGTCATTATTTATAAATTCATATTTAGAGTATTTAATTCTAAATTTATCTGGATCTACATCTAATTTAATATCTAATAACCCTACTGCAACATCTTTTCCAGTTGTAACAGGAGAGGTAAGATCCGGAATCTCTATTCCTTTATATACAACTAAAGGATTATTAATCGGATTTAATATACTTTCCCAACTTACTTTATTCAAATAAGTAGTGGGATCTCTTAATATAATTCCTTTAGCTGCAACAGAACCTTCCCATGTAACTGAGACTTTAGATATATTCTTAGAATCTTCTTTATTATTAGTAAAGAATACATTAGATATATTTTCAGACATTAATGGAATCCATGAATATCTGGTTGTCCACAATTGTAATTTTTCATTATAACACAAATTCCATTCTCTAGAAGTTATAAATTCTCCTACTGGATTTATATCCTGAATATCATCATAGAAAGTAAATAATACATCAAATTTAAATTTATTAAAATGTGTTTTTACATTCCGCAATCCTAAGGTAGTGCTTCTCTCTCTTTCAGTAAATGAAATATTATCATTTAAATATTTCTGAATTTTAAAATCAGATATAATCTCAAATGATTTTCCATTTGTTCTCCAAATCTTTTTAGCAAAAGTATCGACACCATATACATAATTATCTGTTTTTAATATAGAGTCCTTCCACTGAGATCCATATAATTTAGATAATAAAATAGGACGTTCTGGGAGAACATTATTGGAATTTAAATATACTGGATTATTTAATTCTCCAGCTGTTTGGATTCTTTCATTTATTGGTATAAGTCCAACTCCCTTTTCGAATACTACTACTAAATCTCCATACCATTCGATAATAGATGTAATAGTTCCATATTCTTTATTATAATCTCTATAATTACTTAATTGAAATACTCTATAATTATTTTTAAATGCGTCAGATATGAATATATCAGAATACATTATTCTATTAGAAAAATCATTTTTTATATATGGAACATCCGGAAGAATAAAATAATTCTTATCTGATGTAGAACTATTATATCCAGAATTATATACTGTACTTTCAGGAATTTTATACTCTCCAGATGCATTAAATCTAGATATAGGATAAAATGTTCTAGGATGTCCATTTAAAGCCGCTTCTGAGGTATTAGATCCATCTTCACATCGTAATGCTAAATTTATATTAGATAAACATTTTAATGTAACCCAATGTCCAATTTGAACTGCATTAACATCTCCTCTATTTATCAGTTCCGCTTTTTCCAAATCTAAAGCTCCATCTTCTGAACCAGTATAATTATCTCTCCATGTATAAGGATCTACAATAGTATCGTTAGTAGGACTTTCCGGATCTTGGAAGTTTCTACACATTCTATGAGTAAAAATATTTATATAACAATCTCCTCTATAACAAACTAATTCTTCGCCTTCTAATGAATCCCACTCATATCTATCACATATAGAATAATATGGAGACATATCACTAAATCTAGCTTTAAAATAATCGACTAACATGCCTTCATTATATCCCGGAACCATTATATCTACTAATTTACAGTATGATTGTAGTCCTTCAATCCCTACATAAGAACCCCAAGATCCCCGTAATAGGTTTTTTGCTTTAGCTTTATTATCTTCTTTACCTAGATATTTAAATTTATATGCAACTTCGGCTTCACCAGCTCTAGAAGAAAAATCTTGCGTTCCAGATGTTTTTAATTGAATGTTATCATCAATATAAGTTAAACTTATATTTTGATACCAAGATCTACTACTATTACCTTCTTTATTTCTAGAGAAATTCGGAAATGTATAATGTCTATCATCTCCTCTTTGGGTAATATAATTTTCTGTAGTATCGTACGTTAAATACGAATCTCTGAGAACGAATTTAGATCCATTAAATATCTGAGAGTATAATTCATTATTTAATTCCGCTTCCGGAACAATAGCAGCATTTGGTAGGGTATCATTAGAATATAATAATCTATTATTAATATCATTTTCTAAAATACTATCCCCATTACTATTAGCTATGAAAGATTCAGTCATTCCTAACGGTTTACCGTCTCCACGTTTTACTGGAAGAACAGGGATCTTAGAATTTAAATCTAATCCTATAGTTGCTCCTTGACAATATACTGTTGGAATGCGTTTTTGACGTACAAAAAAGAATCCTTTAGTATATTTTTTTAATTCTTTTATTAAATTCTCAGTATCCTTCCAAGTAGGATAATCGGAGTTATTTTCTGAATTCTTAAATATGAATTTAATACCTACTGGTTTATTATATCCATCATAAGTAGAGTTCTTTTCAATACTTAATTTAACTACACCTTTAGCATTATCCAAAGAAGATTTTATAAATCCATTCTCTAAAACTTCTATATAATTTCTATCTCCCGGAAGTTCGGTATCTTTATTCCAATTATATATAGATTCAATTTTTTCAGTATTCTCAATTCCTAAATTCCTTCCCCGGATATTAAATACTGGAGACAATGTAAAGTCATTCATTATATATACTATTCCAAATCTATATATATCTTCCCAATATCCTACTCTATGATAGATATTATATACATTATAATACATTCCGAAGGTTTCTCTACTAGATCCAACTGGTGTGTAATACCCATTATCTAATGATATATCTCCAACCTCATCTTCTGTATAAACTTCTGGAATAATACGCAAAGATAGATCAGCCAATTCTTTATACGGAATAGTTGTTTTATTTACATTACTTAAAAATAATCTATTTTGTACTTGAGCCTGAGATTTAGCATTTTCTACAATACTATATTGGATATTAATATCATCTAAACTAATTTCTGACACAGGTTCTATACCTGTTATAGTAACAGTACATACAGTATTTATTACAGAGAAGCTATTAACTAATTTATATGCTTTTGTAATCTCTGTTCCATTTTCAGTACTAGTGGATCTTGTATAATAGATATTTAGATAATCATAAGAATCGTCTATATTAGTTATAGTGAATCTAATAGTTTTATACGCATTAGTATCTAATATTCCACCTTTTATAGTTTTTATATCACTAATATCTCCTATATAAACAGAAACAATTCCTGATTCAGCAACAAAATCAGTCTCGTTTCCATCAGAGTCTTGATATTTAAAATAAAATACATAATTCCCAACCTTTAATTCCCCTCCAGATTCTACACCATCAAATCTAATAACTGGAAGAGTTTTTATAGTTTTATATAGTTTAGTCTCTCCGTCTAAGGAATTTTCATCATATATATTAGTATCATTATTCCCATTTCTATCTATAATTTTATACATTCCATTTTCAGTTGGAGTAAAACGGGAATTTATAAGTCTTGGGGGATTTAAATCATCATTAAGTATAAGATTTACGCTTCCGTCATACGATTCTTGAATCTCTATATCAACTGGATTATTTATACTAAAATTTAAATCTTTAGTACTAAAATCAACTAAATCTCCTTTTCTATTAGATGTAATCAATCTTCCTTCATTATTACCTGGATTACCAACTTCAATTTCTTTTTTGCTATTAGTACGAACCCATTCTCTTGGACTTAATGCTTGTCTTGGTGTATATTTAAGAGAAGAGTATTCAGCGGTTGCTTCTGAAAATCTACTTTTAACTTCATCTGTATTTATATTACTATTATTAGAACTTATTATAAATAAAGTATCTATATTTTGATCCGTAATATAGATTTCTTTTTCTTTAAATATTCCAGTATCATTATCTATAGGTTCAATTATTTTTAAAGTAGCAGGAATTTCAATGTCCCCACTTTTTATTACATATCTTCCATCAGTAGCTTTAAGATATCTATTTCCGGATAATCTTAAATTTCTAAATGGATTATATTCATATGCTAAAAACCCTTCTGTTTGAAGAGTCTTATACATAATTTCAAATGTAATATCAAAATTTAAGGTTAAAAAAGGGGTCATATATAATTAAGTAAAATTAACTAAATTCTCTGGTTTACTAAAATTAGACCCAGTTATATTTCCTCTTACCTGTAATTGTTTGCTAAATACCAGATCATCTGGATTTCTAAGGTTAGCATTACAACAATCTTCATTATCTGATAAATTTCTAAAAGAATACCAGTCAATATATCTAGATTCCTGATTACTTGCTCCAAAACCCTTTCCTATCAGATGAATGTTATTATTTAGAATACTAAAAAGAGGATGTACTTCAAATTTATCTACTCTCTTAAAATATAATTTTTCATTATTAGTAGCGTACATGTTATCTAAATCCTTAGACATATATGTAGTATAACTACTTGCTTCGAGATATATGTTTTTAACTTTATTTAAATTAGAGGAGGTTAAAGAAGAACTAAATATATATCTATAAGGTATGCTAGCTGAAAAAGGAGCTTGTGTAGTTTCTATTGGTTTGTAATCTTCTAATTTTGTTTTATCGGGGCCAGTATCTGTACTTCCATATCCAATATAATACTTATTATCCTTTAATGAATTTATATATGTATTTATTATTGTAGTAATCCTGTCATTTAGAGGTATAGTACCATCATCTGTTTTTATATTAATATTTACTGATGAAAATGATCCAGTTAATTTTATCTTTCCTTCTAATGTAGTATCATAAAGATTATCATATTTAATTGTATCAGGATTAGGTATAGTATAAGGATTATTAGATGCTCCAGATACTTTACTTGCTCTATATAAATTATTAAATAATGTATTAAATTCTGACCTTATATTATCTGCTGACATAGTATTTCCAACTCTAGTTCCGTATATATTACAAATACACATTGTATTTCCATCAAATTCTATTATAACAAAGGTTGATGGATAATATTTAGAAGAATTTTTATTAGGATAAAAATATAATTTATTACAGGTTCTACTTCCCCAGTCATTTACGAAAGCTTCTAGAGAAGTACCAAGACTATCTCCAGCAAATGCTAATATCCCTATTTTATTATTCCCTAGTCTTGATTTTATTTTATTTACGACTGTGGTTGGAGAATTTCCTGCGTCTACAGTGTAATCTCTATCATAACCCCCTTTATTTGGATCTTTAGTAACCCACTTAGATGATACATCCTCATCTACAAAAATATTATCTACTCCATCCTTAACACAGATCCAATCTCCACGTCCATCATCGTTATGATAATAAGGTATTCCAGATGATACTTGTAGTCCATCCCACCCTAATAATCCTACAGGTTCCCATTTATTATATTCTATTTTATCTCCCGGAATATTTGTAATATATGTTCCGGATTTTACTTGTTTATTTAGGGTTGCAGTTATAGTAAGTTCCCTAATATTTTCATCACTTTGAACTTTATTATCGGTTATAATAGCTGACGGAAAAATTAATGGAGTTCCGGAAGTAGTTAAACTATAATTAGATGTATCAGATGAGTAAATTATATCAGCATCTAATATCCCAAAATTAAGCTTATTTACTTTCCTAAGTCTATATTCTGAATTTACTGTGACACTATTTTCTATAGTAGTTTCATATTGCGTCTTGTGTTCCCCTTCTTCAATTAAATCGGAAGCTGATGACAATGAAGGTTGTAGTATATTATTTTTTTTATGGATAATAGTTGGTCCAGTAATACTCTTTTGGGATAAATCTATAGCAGAATCCGATACTACTGTTATATAATTATCTATTTTAAGTGTTGAAAAGTTCTTAGTATCTTCTGTAATAGCAGAAGTATAATAAGAATTAAATTGTCCATTTGTGAAAAGAGTATATAAAGCATTATATTCCTCAACCTCAAATTGGTGTTTTTCTGTATCCTTATTAAAGCTCAATCCACATATTCTACATATATAAAAATTATTATATCTTAACCTAGTATATTCAGAATTATATACATAATTATTTTGAGTACTAAAATTCTTATATATTTTAGTACCATTTCCTAATTGAGGTTCTATTTTATATATCCACGGTAATCTAGGATTAGATATAGAAGGCTCTTTAGTATTTATATTCTCTTGAACAGTTTCTCCAGATACTATTTTAAAATAATCCTCTAATCTTGAAGAATCCAATAATAAATAGTAATTGGTACCGGAAGATTCTAAATAATTATTTTCGAAATTTGTAATAGCGGAATCTATATCTTCCACCCCTTCCCCGTTTTGATAATAATAAGGTTCTACTTTTAAATCTTTATCAAAACAATCTATAGAGAAATTATAGGATCCTGAAATAGATTTAGATAAAGGGTATATAAGAGATGCATTTGCGGATACATCATAAAATTCTATATACATTACATCACACTTATTTAATCCATTTGATGTTCCTCTAACAAAGAAGTCTGTAGTAATAGTAACCCTTTTAACTTCTCTTCCTTCTATATTAGTAGTACTAGTAGTAGAATATCTCCATATATTAGATTCTTTACTAGTTAATAGATCTCGATAATTTAATACTGTTGTATATTTAAGATTCTCAAACCATTGGAATCTTGAATATGGTTTTATAGTTATACGTGTATCTTTTTCTTTACTTAATTTTACTAAATCATGTTTAATTGATATTACGGGTTGTGGAATATTCTCTCCGGGCTTTAAAATAAACTCGGGATCTATTTCTGCATCCTCATGGGTACCTTCTTCATCTTTTTCTATTCTTACTCCATATACATTATTATAACTATCACTTTCACTATTAATAATAAGCTCTACATCATAATCATCCTTACCATTTTCAGTTACATCTCCTATCTCAATATTAAAAAAATCAATAGGTTCTATCTCTAATACTATAATTAAATATCCATTAAATCTAGAACTATATGTATTATATAATGAGGGATCCTGAACTGTTTTTAATTGAATATTACCTCCAAATGCTTCGCCTTCTGTATAAAAAAACTTTCTAACTTCGTTTGTAAATACATTAGTTTGATCTTCTATATAAGTAATAGATCCATTTTCATTTACAGTGGCAAGATGTAATGAAAAAACTCTCCGTTGAAGTTTCCCGTTATTGAATGTAGTATTATAATTTTTATAAGTTTCTATAAAGTTATTTATCGAAGAGCTACCAGTGCTAGGAGTTATATAAATTAGAAATTTATCGCCGGGCCTTAAAACCATTCGTTGCAATAAAGAAAAATCAGCTTTTAAATAAGTAATTTGTAATCCTTTACTCTTCCCTTCTGGATATAAAGTACTATCAAGTATATCAGTATCTATATCATCCATAGATAATTCTTCCGAAGATATATTCCTTTCTGGAGATGGAAATGAACCTAATTCACATTCTCCAGTAAGAGGATTCATCGATGCTATATATATAATCCCTCCATACTGCTTTATTCCAAGAGGAATAAAATCTTTCTTTAATGCACAAGATTCAACTCTCCCATTTCCAGAGTCATTTTGTAATATAAACTCATTACCATCAAAAGTTATAATCGTTCCATTTAAACAATCTGTTAATACTGTATTCGGAACTACAGTATCATTCATATCCATTAATAATCCTCCATTAAAGGAGTTTTGAGCTATTTCCATATTAAAATTCCGTTAAATCTTCTCTAGTTATATTATCAATTTTAGTAAACTCGTACCCATCAAAAGATCTTTTTAAGAAATATTCTGCATCTTTAGTAGAATAATTCTCAAAAAATACCTTATATCCAGGAATTCCGTATAATTTAACTCTAAAGAAATGATCGTAGTTTAAATTAAGCAAGCACTCATCAAGCACTCTATATAAGCATACATCTCCAAAATTAAACGTAATATTTCTTTTATTTAAATAAATAGATTTAAATTTCTCCTCAGTTAATCCAAAATAACAATACCCCCACCATTTAGTTCTACGCTGTCTATATAAAAACCTCATCTTAGTAATCATCTTACTAATAGCGTATCTAATTTTGTGAGCAATACTTTGAAATGTAACTCTTCCAATGAGAAATTTAAACATCTTACCATCTATTTTACTAGATAAATAAACATCACTATTATTAGATATTACATAATATAAATATCTATTCCCATATTTAATAATAGTAGTTAAATCTTCTATACTAAATTCTGGGAATTTTTCTTGTAATATCGGGAGATAATCCTTTAAATACTTAATCTTATTAGCCATACTTATTACCACTATTTACATTATCAAAAAATTCTCTAGTTAAGGAGTAATTTAACATTACTCCTCTAGTTAAAGTTCCTTTCTTACCTTTCTCATAGAATAATTTAATTTGTGGGTATTTATACTCAGAATCAAAATAATTATACATTGTATTTGTAGAAGTCTTTAGATGATTTAAAAGTTCTTCTCCTTTAAGTATTTCAATCCCCAAAATCATTCTTTTTCTGGTTGTAAATACGAAAGTAGTACTATTTCTGATAATATCCAATATTACTAAATATAAAAAGTAAATATAAATCCTACAACACCATAATCGGAGTTCTGCACCATTTTTATAATTCTTTTTAAGCATTTTTCTAGATACCTCTAACTTCTTTAAATCGAATTTTTCAAACAATTCAGGTGCGGAGAATGTATAACTAAGAGAAGATATTGTTGTATTATTATATTTCATTACTTCTCTGGTTTAAATGATTTTCCGTAAGATTTTCTATCAAAACTAGTCATTACATCTAAAATCCTATTCATATCGTTTTGAGATACTTTTTCCGGAACTCTAGCTCTTTCACATAACCTAGCCCATTCTAATTTTATATTCTGAGCCATTTGATATGTATTAGGATCTCTAGTTCTAATAGCTTGTTTATATAAATCTGTATAAGCACAATATGCTGCAATTGCTTCGGCCTCTTTAGAATTTATATAAGGAAATCCTTCTTCATCTAGAATTTGTTTCCTATATAAAACTAATACATTTTTATAATCCTTATCAAATAATAAAGTATTTTCCCTCATTTGGTAATTTAATAATACTCCATAATCATATAATAAGGATTTATTATATTTCCAGTATTCTATATATTGTTCTATGTAATTAGTAATAACTTGAGGCCAACGTTGTTTATTAGATGTTTTTTGAGAGTCTATAAAATTCCCGAATACTGCTTCGATACTAGTAACATCACATGGGAGTTCTAATTCCCCGTTTACAACGTCTCCAACAAATTCCTTTATCTCAGTTTGTTTATTTCCTATCTTATCATATGCAATCATTCCTGAGGATTCAAATTCTAATTGGTCTATATTTAAACCGTAATTAGTTTGAATATATGTATATGCTGTGTGGAAGTTTAAATTCTTCATATATATTAAGCTTTAGCTACTTGATCATTTGGTAGGTTAGGTGCACTAAGGCTACGGTACCATCGTACCTTCTTTTCTGTAATCCTTCTCTTAATATCATTAGTCAAGAAGTTCATATTAGATACCTCTTCTGCATTACAACAAGTAAATTGTTCTAATTGTCTAGGATCTTTAAATACGGCTATTATAGATAATGTTTTAATCAACGGAGCATTAAATATATAACAATCATACATCCCATTTTCATTAGGTGCTGTATCTATATAAATATAAGGCTTCCTTCCTAACCACCTATTATATTTATGATACTGATAAGATATATCAGTATAAATTTTAAACGGAGTATTTCTATCAACAGTTCCGAAATACTGAATTGCATCAACTCCTAAATCTGTAACAATTTGAGGTATTTCTACATGAGGAATATTAGTCTCTCTAACATTTAAATTAGAATTACATAAATTACAATTCTCTATAGGTTTACAATCTACCTCTAAACAATTAATAGATGTAACCAAATCCTTAACTGGAAGAAGTCCTTTTAAAGCATATTCTTTTATTATAGTTAATCTCTCATCTACTATATCATCTTCTAACTGTTCAACAGATAAGGATATATTAGATGTAATACCTCTTAATCCTGATAAAATATCGTTTAAAATCGCAGAGGCTAATTTATTTAATTCCATATAGTATAATATTTAAAAAGGCAGATAAGAATATTATTATCTTACCTGCCTTTTATTAAATAATATATTTTCTTATATTAAGCGGTTACAGTTACATTAACAGTTAGTACTGTATCTGATCCTTTTTTATAAACTACAGCTACAGCAGACTCTGTAGCAGCTTTACCTGTAATTTCTATTCCTTTAACAGTTACTTTACTAGGATCCCCAGAAGTTACAGTATTGTATTCGGAAAGCTTAATATCTACATATTTCTTCTCTTCTATTTTTAATGTCATAGTTTGAGTAGTTGACTCTCCAGCTCCATTATCAGAAGCAACTTCGATATCATCCACAACTACTCCAGCAGCTTTTACAGCAGTTTCAAAATTGTCTGAGATAGTAGTATTAATCCAGAAAACAGCTTTAGTAATAGATACTAATTTTTCACCTACAGCACCCATACCAGTATGATCTCTTTCGCATTCATAATCAAATACATATTGATTATAAGAAGCTCCCGGTACAATCTTAGAATCATCATTATCCTGATTAAAGATACCAGTTCTGAGACTAGTCTGGATCTGTACATTTTTCAACATAGTCCAGTAAGTACCAACACCTTCTTTAGCAATTTGAGTATGGCTACCAGTTAAGATAGTTCTGTATACTGGTTCTTTAGGATAATAATTACCTAAAGCAGCAGTACTAAAATCTTCTAATTTCTGTACTTCTAGTACATTAAATAACTGGAACTCATTAGCAGAAGTTACAGTAATTTTAGCATCATCAAGATCAGCTTTAAACCGAAGATTGTTATAGAAATTACCTTGTTTATTTATAATTTCAGCTAATTTTGAAGCAATATTAGAAGCAGTATCAGTACTAACTACATCTAAATTAGCATAAAACATTCTCCGACGCCTATCATCCATAGTTTCAGCAAAATATGAATCAGCAGATCCGGAAAGCTGCATACCAATAGCTAATCTAATATGATTTATTACACCAGCAGTTGTGGGTTTAACAGCATTAGTAATAGTAATTTCAGATATAGATACCTGAGGATTTGAAGCTGATGTCTTATATATCTTCCCACCTTTAATATTTGCAGTTTTATAATCTCCTACACGAAGAACCCTAAAACCTTGTTCACCACTTATCTGATTATCGAACTTATTAAGTCCACTAAGCGAATCTTTCGCACTATTAATAATTACTTCATTTACAAATTCAAACATGTTTTTAAATTTTATTTGTTAGGGGAAATTGGTGGAGCTATTGTTTGATTAACTATAGGATTAGTATTTAATCTAGGATCTCTATGTCTCTCTAAAAATAATTTCACCATAATATTTATTATCTCATAACATACATATTTAGGAAACTCTAAATCCTCCAGAATATCATCTTCGCTCTCTAAATCATTCGGAGTTAGGATTAATTCATTTGGATATTTAATATAATCTATAGATATATCTGAAATACTTATATCTTTATTATCTCCATAAAACAATTTCATAACAACAGGAGTTCCGGTTTTAATTTGTCCGGAATCATCGTTATATATGTAATAATAAGGTGTTTTATATGAAGGTTTAAAATAATAATTATTTAATATTCCAGGATATTTATCAGATGTTAATCTTCTCGCTCCCTTTTTAATTACTGAATTAGAATTACATTTAGAATTAGGATTATTAAATGTAATTACACAATTTTTAAGATGAAAATAATCACTAGGTAGAGTAAATAATATCTTATCTCCTTTATCTATTATACTTCCTCCAGATAAAGTTGCTGTCATATTTAATACTCTAAGATCATCATCCTCTTGTTGATTCATATCACAAAAGTTATATTTAGTATTTATATACTGAATAACACTTTTATAATAATAATAATTAAACTCGTCTAAGAGCATACTGGGAGCTTTTTGTTTTTCTAATTCTATAAGTACTGCTTGATAGACTTGTTTTAAATTCATATTATGTATTATTTACTATCTTTACTAGTAGGTTTACTTTTATTTTCTAATGGAGTTTTTTCACCATCTTCTAAATCTTTTAATATTTCAGAATCAGACTTAGAACCATCCAAAAAACTTTGTGTTGAAGATACTTCATTTTTTGCTTTTAAATCCTCAATTCTTTTATTATCCTCAGAAATAGCTTCTATAATTACATCTTTGTCTCTTACAGAAATTTCTTGAATCTCTCTTAAGATCCTATCAGTAATAAGTTTATTCTTAGGATTTTTCATAAAATCAATACAAGAATCAGCATCTCTACCTATAATATCATTATCATTATAAGTATATAATCCAGCTTTCTGTCGTAAAATACCTTTCTGTTTAGCATATGTAAATGCTATTAGGTATTTAGTATCATTACTTTCGAATAAAGAAATAATCTTGTCAGCATCTTTCTTAGCAATTTCTGTTAAGAATTCTTCTATTTCTTCATCATAAGCATCTTTTATATATTTACCTAAAAGCATTGCTCTAATTCTTAAAGCATCTCTTGAGGCGTTGAAGATATAATTTAATGCTTTATTTAATTTCCTTGAGGCCGAATTACGTTTCCTAGTATCCTCAATAATACGTTCTACATAATAAACTGCTTGAGGTCCGATTTTCTCCTCCGGTCCTACTAACATCTTACCATTTTCATCAAATTTCCCTTTATTATCAAAAATAAGATCAGAGAATTTAATAGCTTCCCACTGCTTTGCTTTTATAGGATTACTCAAATCAAATTCATCCCCATCTTTAATAAAAAATCTATCAGTAGTACGAACGAAGTAATCCAAAGGATTATCATCCTTACCTAAGATAATATTTCCGGATGAATCTACATTTCTAACACAAGAAGGATACTCTCTTGTTAATGGATTTTTAACTGGGGAAATTGACATCCCAGCGTGATTAGGACCAAAACGGCTACGTAAATGTATTACCGTATCTAATTCTTCTTTTAAAGCAGTTACACTTATACTCATATTCATTGATCATTAAATGTTTAAATTTAAAATAAAGAGGGTTGTTAGCCCTCTTTATATTTATTATAGCGGATTCTGTCTAAAGATAACAGAACGATAGGGTGCGTATACTGATACGCCGCTGTCATTTATATTTAAATAAGATCGTTACTCTTATTTGAGCAAATGCTCCACTATGTCGCCATAGTGATTAGACTATATCTTTAACTTAAATACTGTTACCATATTTAAGTTACTCTCCATTTCCGATAGACTTCTACCGTACTCTACTCGTTTACTTATTATAGGATTTCTCTATAATTACACTTTCGATAGTCGTTGAACTTTATATATACCTGTCCTAGATTAGATTCTTAGTATATATCTTAGCTGCTGATTGTCTAAGATAGATTTTCCAGCAATTAGAAGAGTTGTTTACTTTAATATTGCTACTAAAGGGGAGCTAAGCAGCAAGATGTAACCCCCAGTAAATCATTTTCTCGAGCGTTTCTCCTGACCGTTTCCGTCAAGAATCTTCATGTTTCCATGAAGTATAGACTATATTATCACTCCTAAGAGCGTCTCCTCTTTCGAACTTACTTAAGTTCTATGCCTATTTAATAGGACTTACTAGTCGTTGAACCTTTTTCTTTATATAAAGAAACTTGGCTGCGGATTGTCTAATATTTAACCTTATTACTATACCGAAGTAGTTACTTTCGCCATATAATTATCACTAATTATATTTAGTAGTTAAATCTCTAAAGATATTCCCGCAATTTAGGAGATTAGGATCCAAAATGATTCAGATCCTGCAACTGGTGTGCTAGCGGTTCCGCCTGATACGCCATCCAATCCTCCACGTATTTTTCTTATATTTTCATATAAGCCAGACTATATCATTAACTTATATTCTATTACCGTTTATAAGTTACCTCCCGTTTCCATATTTAACAATATGTACTCTACTCATTTATTCTCTAATATATTTCTTATTAGATATATTTTCGATAGTCGTTGAACTTTGAATAAATATTTAAATAATATTTAAGCCTTAGCTGCTGATTAACATGTAGTATTTAATATAGATAATACTATTTAGCCTTCCAGCAATTAAAGAGGTTTAATTTTTCTACATATCACTATATAGTGGCGCTAGAGGAGTGGTTAACGCCAATTACATCAGTTTTTATCATATCACAGCCTTTGAATGTCCAAGATTCAATAGCTGGTTTTCCGTTAGCTAAATCCGGAGTAAGATCTAGAATAAATCCGAATGCTTGATCAGGATATTCTATATTTAAAGCCTTATCCGGCATGAAAGTAATCGTATTACCCTGATATTCATAGCTAACAAAAGTATTACCTACTTTAACACCATCAACCGTTTCACCTACTTTCTTCTTCATACCAGAAGATTTACTATACATCAAAGTAGCAGTAGGAGTCCACCTTCCAATTTCATTCATCAAGTTATCACCAATTTGATTCCAAAGTAAAGAGTTACAGATTAATACGTAATCATTACCAGTTAAATTCTTTGCCTTAGAGGTTAAGAAACTTAATGCTTCTTTGAAGTGTGAAGTAAGTAATTGATCGAAAGAGATTAAGTATGCGTATCTTTCTATTTGAGGAATTATTCCATCGCCTATATAGCAAATTATTATCATTATATCACTACAATGTTTAGACTATATCATCAACTTACTATTTATTTAATAAATATACTATTTATTATATTAAGTTGTTCCCTGCTTCCATATATAAATATGTACGTCCGAAGACTAGTCGTTGAACTTTCATTAGATATTATATAAATATATTATATTTAATGCTTAGCTGCTGATTGTCTTTAAGTAGCAGATTAAAGATGTTCCAGCAATTCAAGGAATTTATTATTTATAACATCACTGTTATATCCTGCCCATATTAAGAGGCGATACTTAAAAATTCGACAGGTCTCTGCGTTTGCGGATCAATTATTGTAGCTTTTCCGTTCTTGTCCACATTAGAACGTGCCCAAAGATCGTGTTTAGCTTTAACTTCTAAGAAATTCTCAATAAGAGTCTTCTCCATTGAAGTCATAGTAAACAATTTCTCACTTCCTTTAGTTTCCGTATCACTAATTTTCAAGAATACATCTTCATTAGCTAAATAAGCCTGAGATGCATCAATATCATTTCTATGTAAGGTCAAGTAATTACGATGAACCTCCATATTAGATTGATATTTTGTAGCGTTAGTACTTTATATCACTATAAAGATTAGACTATATCTTGATCTTATTATATAAGATCTTCTCTGCTTCGGAATTAAATATTCCTACTCCATATTGGATAGTCGTTGAACGTTCTATATTGTATTTAAATACTCATATAGCTTCGCTGCTGATTGTCTTTAAATAAGATGTTCCAGCAATTCAGAGAATGTTTCAATATTTATTACTAAATAAAGGGGCCTACAATTTAACCCAAAGTCGTGATAATCAAACGGATGAGCATTTGATAAGAAGTGAGTAGTCATACCAGGTTGACACGCAGAAGTATCAAGATACGACATATAATCAGTATCGATTAATCGAACAGTGTATTCATAATATTTATTACTTCTCCAAATTGGACGAGCAGTAACATAACACTGTTGATGTGATTTATCTATCACGAAAATATCATGTTTATCGTAGTATTTTTCTTTAAACAACATCCGAATTTCAGTTCCTCCAACACCATCGCCTTCTGGAACAGCAACAAACGGAATACGTTTAATGAACCTATTCTATTTAAAGAACTTAGACTATATCATTTACTTATTAGTATGATATTTAAAGATATAATCTTTATAATATCTATCCCCCATCTGGATATTCTTTAATTTATTTGATGGGATATTGTATTTTTCTCTTACTTCTTTTATAGTATTTAAAGTCTCTATATAATTCCCAAATTTATCATACACATCAATTATCATTCCATTAGAATAACATTTTTGTGGAACTTTAGATACTTCTGTAGTAGATATGTAATAATCCTTATACCATCCCTCGTTATAAGATAATATATTCTGAATTTTAGCCCATGAATGAAGATTTATAACCTTCATTACTTCTTTCCCTTTAAATCTTCCTATATAATTTCCTTCTTTATCATATACATAATAAATAAGATTCTTACAACTTATCCTAGCCTTCGGAATAAATTCATCTACTAACTTCTTAGATATATAATATTGATTCTGTACTAGAGACTGATTTTTAATAGCTTTACTTATATCTAATATTCCTATATATTCAGCACATTCCTTTTCTGATTGAAACTCATTTAAGAGCTTCCCTTTTTTAGAATATAAATATACAGAAATAGGTGGATTAGATTTCTTACAATATTTAATAACATCTATCTCTGGTTCTAATGCCCAATAAGAATTAAGAAATTCATATTTCCTATCTATAGCATATTGAAACTTTTTAGGAGATTGTCCATAAAAATCATATGCCTCTAAAGAATATTCCCATTTCTTTTGTAACTCTCCAGATGTGTTAAATTGATAAATTGTTTTATATGAATTTGTATTTAAATAATTGTAAGTATAATCCGCTTTTAAATACTCGGCATTTATTAATTCAGATTCTTTATTATATGCCTCCTCCAGAGTATCATAAATATATAAAGTAGTTCTCTCAAATGCTTTTGTTCCATACTTTTTAACTGCATACTGGAATGGAGTTTTTGGGTACATATAAGTACTCGGTTGGTTTATATAAACTCCACAACCTAAATATCCATCAAAAGTATTAGGATCATTTGTTTGATGCACTCCAATATAAATTTTATTTAACTCTCCAACTTTAGATTTTAAATTTTTAGTAAGATATACAATATATTTCATAAGTAATTCAGTTTTTTAATCTTATTTAAATAATAAGATTTACAGGTTTCCCCTAGTCGTTGAACACTGTCTTCATCAAGACCATGCTGCTGATTATCTCTAGTAGCAGTAGAGAGTTCCCAGCAATTTAAAGAATTTATTGTGAACCTCATTGATTCACATCCACGTCCCATTCGATAGCAAAAGCATCAATACTCTTACGTCCGGGCTTAGGAATATCTTGATAAACCATATTTTCAATTCTCTCAGTTAAAGCTGATACAGTATGTCCGGGACATAAAGATGCAGCTAAACCTACTCTATGAGTAATTCGTCCCAAGAATTGGGAGAAGTCATGAAAAGTTCTTGAGCCATTCATATTGGCTCGATTTGAAATGTATTCTGCTACAAACATTTTAAATTAAATTTAGATCTAATCCTTTAGGTTAAGAAAACTTTTTAAATCTGAATTTTCTATTTTATTACCTTTACCTGTTGATAGATTAGATGTGTTATTACTACGTTTTTTATTTTTAAGTTTACTTAATTTCTCTAGTCTATTCTTTAGGTACTCTTCATCGTTAAGTACATTATTATAATGTTCATGAATAGCTTCAATTAGTTCGTCTCCATGAGTAGCATAAAATGCTAATTTAAATAATGTATCTGGATTATCTAAATCACTTGCAAGTTTTGTCCTTCCCGTAATCTGGGGTTTAGTTATATAATCCATTGTACTATCTATATCCGATTCCTCAAGGTCAAAACCTCCAATAGTCTTAATATTTTTTCCAGCCTCTCTAAGAGTACCTATTATCTTATTTAATTCTTCTTCTGATAATTGAGAATCTTGTTCTTCTTTCTGTTTAGCTTCGGCAGCTAACCTCTCTTCTTCTGCTTTATATATCTCACGTAATTTATTAACCTTCTTTCCAAATGATTCAGAATTTTCCTTAGCTTTATTTACTTCATCAACTAATTCATCTTCTGTAAAAATATCTCCATAATTATTTTTTATATATAAAGCATATATATCCTCATCTGATAATTCATCTACCTTATAAACAGCTCCTTCATTTGCTAAATATTCCTCAATTCCTTTCTGTTTGTAATAATTTACTAAAGATTCGGAGTTAAGGTTATTTTCACGCATAAATGTAAGAAGATTTATCTCATCATCGTCTAGGTTATAATCATCTTCTTCTAAATTAAGAAGTTCTATTTGTTCTTCTCTGCTTAACTCAGTAAATGGGACACTGTGAATTACTCCGGTTTCAGTATCCTCTATTTTTATATTATTAAAATCTATTCCTCTAGATTTAAGAACAGACTCTAATAAAGATTGTTCGTCTATAACAGGAGAAGTATTCTCCTCTGTATTAACTTCCTCTTGGGAAGTATCTTTTTTACCATCCACATTCTCCTCAGATGATTTTTGAGGAGTAGATTCTTCGTCTAATGAGTTGAAGATATCTAAATCATTTTCATATTCCATATACAATATTTATTACAGAAGTTCTATATATTCCCCAAACTCTGCTAAAGACTTCTTTCTAATATTAAAAGGAGTAGAGGAAATAGTTTCTTTAAGAGAATTTTTATATTTATCATCCAATTCAAATGATTCCGATTCTACATTCTCTTCTAAAATTTTCATAATCTCTAAATCTCTTTTAATTGTAGATAAAGTTAAAGCTTTTTGGCTCGGAACTTCATAACAAAATAACATTAAACTTACATAATTAGCCGGACGCTGTGCATCCACTTTAATGTCAATAGGCTTATTTTCAATAATCATAGTTCATTAATTTTTAGTTATTCATCCACAAAAGTAGATAATATTTGTATGTAATACAATAAATAAAT